TTCGTAGCGATGCCTCTTATGAGCTCCGGACGGCGCCGGCACTGGGCGACGTTGAAAGAGGAAATCGAAGTCGAAGACGACATGGGAGGGCGCACTCAGTCGTTTGAGGAATACGCTACGGCGAAGGTAGCGATTGAGAATCAGGTAGCCGCGGGGGCAGAGGGCACGGCTGTTGTGTCGTATCGGGTGACGATGCCGTATCGCTCGGACACAGTAGACAAACACTTAGCCGGGACACAGCAGCAAGTGGTGACGGCTGGTAAGACGTTGAAGGTGCTCGAGATGGCATCTCCAGAAGAGCGAAATCGTGAGCTGGTGTTGCATTGTGCGCGGGTCTAACTGATGCCGAGTAAGGTCAGGGCGCTCATCACGGTTGAGGACGTTGACGGGTCCTTCCGCAAGTTTATGCGGCAGGCTCCGGCAATCGTCCGTCAGGAGATGGCGCCGGCTATCAATGCGACGGCTCGAGGCGTCCATCAGTTGATGCAGGGCAGGGCTCCTGAAGGGCCGGAGGCTCCGCACATCAAAGAGGACATCCAGACGCTCGAAGCATCGCCGGCGAATAAGCGCGCAAAGAATACGACCGCGCAGACCGGCTACTTTCACGGCAGCAGCGATCATTCGGACCAACCGCATATCGCGCTCTATAACGAGTTCAGGCCGAATAAGCAGCCGTTTATGCGGTCATCGGCGGATGACATGACGCAGGAGTTTTTACGGCACGTCTCCGCGGCGTTACAGCGGCTCGATAGCCGGTTGTCAAAGGGCTAATGGCTGATGCCCTGTCACCTATCCAGACGGCGTTCAAATCGGCGCTGAGTGGTGACGCGACACTAACGGGCCTGGTCGGAGGGCGAATTTATAACGACGTGCCAGACGTGCCGGTCTATCCCTACATCTTGATAGGGAGCGGCACACAGCGACCCTGGCACACGTTAGGCGGGTCGAGTGTAGGTCTGGGTTGGAATGCGACTATGACGGTGCATATCTACAGCAGATATCAGGGTGACAGGGAGGCGCTAGGCATCCTGGCGCGAGTTGTTGATTTGCTGAATTTCTCGTCGCTGACTATCGGCTCGTATGTGACGTCGATGTGCTTTCTGGACCAGGCTCGCGTGTTGACAGAGCCGATTGAAAAGATTGAGACGCGGCATGTGCCGGCCGTCTTTCGGTTGTTGCTGTCGTGAGTGATACCACAGAGCTCCGGCTGCTCAACGAGCAGATTGCAGAGATACGGGCGCTGCTGCTGGTAGCGACAGGTAGCGAAGTGGCGCTGCCGGACAAGGTTAAGGAAACGCTGCAGCGTATCCATATCGACTTGGATGCTGCGCGTGAGTTCAACCAGCCGCCAACGGCCACGGTCTCGTTGCCTGAAACGTGCGGCGGTGTACCAGAGCGGTCGTGCGGGTTGCGGAGTGATGATGCTCGGATAAGTAAGAGCACGTTTTCAGCTCCGCTCAAGTGGCGGTGTCTCGGGTGTCGTGTGGAGTACGACCAGTAGATTTCGCGCAAGGTCTCGTCCGCTACATCGACGGGTGGAAAACTCTGGACCCCCCTCCAGAGCCGCGGACGAGAAATTACAACAAGTGGGGATGCAGCCTGGGGGTGGGAGGGGCCGGTGTGCGTCGTCACGCGGCCCTGCTTTTTCAAATGTGTGTAAAGGACTGACGACATGCCTGCATCCGCCAAGATTCACTCAAAAGCCACAGTATTCAAGCTGGATACTGCGGCCGGCACGCTCACCGACATTAGCGATTCGCTCAATGAGGTCAACTTCCCCGAAGAGATGGAGGAAGTAGAAGCTACTACTTTCGGCGCGACTGACCGCGCCTATCTGCCTGGCTTCTCGGAAGGCACGCTGGATATCTCGGGCCACTGGAATCGAACGCTGGCGCAGCACATGGCTGACCTCTATGCAGCCTTTAAGGCGCAGTCTATTACCTCTGCCACGTTTGAGTATGGCCCAGAGGGGCAGGACTCAGGCGACCTGAAATACACCGGCGAGTGTGTGCTCCTGTCCTACGAAAAGGGCAGCTCGATTGATGACCCTGTGTCCTTCTCCGCGTCATTGCGCGTGACGGGCGCCGTAACGACGACCACTTACTAGTAGCGAAGAGGAGAGGACAGGCTATGGCTGATATCACAATTACGGCGGCGAACGTCGTGCCGGCGTCTGGGGCAACCATTCCCGTTGGTACGGCTGGGGAGACCATCACCGCCGGTAAGGCGCTGTATCTGAAGGCGTCTGACTCGCGTCTGTGGCTGGCGCAGTGCGACGGGACCGCGGCCGAAGCGGCTGTCGTCGGTATCGCGCTCAGTGGCGCGTCGGCTGGCCAGCCCTTGCCGTATGTCACGGCCGGGACCATGAACATCGGCGGCACGACGTCAAAGGCCGATGTGTATTGCTTGTCGGCCACGGCTGGCGGCATTGCACCGCAGGCTGATTTGACGTCTGGACACCGGATCGTCTTCATCGCCTACGCCACGGCGACTGACGGCACGGTGACATTGATGATCAAGAACACAGGAGCCGTGGTCTAGGCCACAGTCTCACCACGCCGCATGGGGAGCGGCATTTCACGGAGGGGGATAGAGCATGGCTGAAGTCGTCCGTCTTGAGACTGGTGAACCTGGCGCACGGGTGCGCCATAAGATCGCATTTCGTCATCGTGACCTGAGAGCGCTCGAGGAGGAAACCGGAGAGACCGTACTCGGTTTGCTCAACAAGCCGTTCTATGGCTGGGCAATGTTGTTGTTGGCCGGTCGGCGCCAGTACGATCCGAATGTCACCAAAGATAAGGTGAGTGATCTTATCGATGAATGGTTGAAGGACGAAAAGAACGAGTACGACCAGCTCGGGCCGCTGCTGACACAGGCGATCCGAAATGCGAAGTACGTCAAGTTTGCCGAATCCACCGACAAGGCCGATGAGGCTCCTGCGGAGGGAAACGCGCAGACCCAGACGACGGATCTGTAGGGTCGTACTGGGACCGCTATTACAGAGGGGTTGAGCCGCAAGCCTACGAAATGGGTTTGCGGCCGTGGCGTGACGATGACGACTTCTGGGACATGAGCCCCGCGGAGTTCCAGGAAACGTATATCGGCTATCTCGCTCGAGAGGACCGGCGCTGGTTTATGACTGCATGGATGGTGTCTCACATGCTAGCGCCGCACGTCAAGAAGAACGGCAAGCCTCCACAGCCTGACAAGCTACTCGGTCGTCAGTGGCCGTTTGCCGAGTTGTATGCGGCCAAGGTGCGCCGGTAAATGGGTACAGTCGCAACACTCTCCGTCCGCGTCACTGCTCAAACAACCGAGTTTGAGAAGAATATCAGTGCGCTTGAGAAGAATTGGCAGCGCGTCGGCAGCAAGTTTGAGAATGCCGGAGCATCGCTCACTAAAGGGCTGACGCTTCCCATTCTCGCGCTCGGCGGGAGTGCGGCTAAAGCCGCGCTCAGTTTCGAGTCTTCCTTTACCGGAATTAGGAAAACAGTCCAAGGCACAGAGCAGCAATTCGCCGCGCTAGCGCAAGGCATGCGCGACATGGCGAAGGTCAAGCCTGTAGACGTCAACGAGCTTAATAAGATTGGCGAGATTGGCGGGCAGCTTGGCATCGCTACAGACGGCATCCTGACATTTACCGATGTCGTCTCTGACATGCAGATCGCTACCGGTCTGTCTACAGAGCAAATCTCCCGCGGCCTCGGCAACATCGCAAAGTTGACCGGCACGCCGGCCGAAGGATTCAGGGCTCTAGGCGACACGATAGCGGCGTTGGGCGATGCCGGGTCAGCGACCGAAGGGCAAGTCATTGACTTCGGTGAGCGCATCGGCGCGGCTGGTGCGTTGGCTGGCATGTCAGCTAACGAAATACTGGCTATCGGTGGCGCCATGGCGAACATCGGCGTTGAAGCCGAAGCCGGAGGCACCGCAGTTCAGAAGGTTATCTTTGAGATGGTCTCTGCCGTCCAGTTGGGCGGTAGCGAGCTGAATCAGTTTGCATCTGTCGCTGGGATGAGCGGTGATGCATTCAAGCAAGCGTTTAGCGCCGATCCTGGTGGGGCCTTCCTAGCGTTTGTGGAAGGACTCGAAAAGCAGGGCAAGGGAGCCATACAGACGCTCAATGAACTCGGGCTGTCGGATACGCGTCTCCAGCGTGCGTTTCTCGGTCTGGCGAGTGCTGGCGGGACTCTCCGGTCATCATTCGATGTCGCGGCCAATTCAACAGGGCGACTCAAGACAGAAGTCGACAAGTTTACCGCGACAGGCGCATCGCAACTCAAACTGCTTTACAACGCAGCCAACGACGTAGCGATTACGTTCGGACAGGTGCTCGTACCGCAACTGCTTCGGCTTAAGCCGGCAATTGAGGACGCTATCCGGCTAGTGGCTGATGGTGTCCAGTGGTTTAGCCAACTGCCAGAGCCGGTGCAATCGACTGCAATTGCCATGACCGGACTGGCTACCGTGCTCGGACCTGTTGCATACGGTATCGGCCAGATTGCCAAAGCTGGATCAGCGCTATTTGGGTTAACTAAACTGACCGGCGTAGCTGGGATACTCGGCGGCATCGGCGTAGCCATGAAGGAAGTAATTACCTTTACGGCTGCGTTTGGTTGGGAAGGGTTTGCCGTTGGGTTGTCTGGTGTGGGCAAGGCAGTTGTAGCGTTAGCGGCTGCTAACCCGGTGACATTCTTTGTCGGACTCGGTGCTGCTGTTATCTCACTGGCTGAAACGTGGACGGAGGCAATAGCGGTTATCGCGGCGGCTCCTATTGGCGGCATCATCAGCTCATGGCGCCAACTCAGGGAAGGCTGGGATACGGCATTCGGTGATATTCAGATGCCGAATCTGCCGAAGTCTCCAGGGATGGCTATTAATAAGCCGTTTGCCCCCGGCATGGGAGGAGACCAGGCGCTTGCGCTGCTCGAGAATCAGCTAAAGGGAGGACGCGGCGGCGGTGGAGGAGGTGGCGGCGGTGGTAAGCCTCCAGAAAAAAGCCCGCTTGAAAAGGCCATTGAGGGCATACAAGAGCGAATGAAGAGCGCCGTAGTGGACGCGAAGGCGTGGGCCGCTGAGGTGGAGCGTCAGGGCGGCGTGACCAACGCCACTGCATACGCCAAGGGTGAGCTCGCAGACGCACTTGAGACCGTGGTCAAGCAATACGGCTCGCTCGAGAAGGCTGGACTAGGGGCCATGGAGCCGTTGTTGTCGGCCACCAAGGAAGTACTTGAGTCTACACGCGCAGTATCCAAAGAAGTCGCTATTTATACCGGCGTCAGTATGGGCGCCGGAGGCAATCTCGGCGGCATGTTGAGCCAACTGCAAATGTTGGCGAGTAGTCAGGAGACGGTAGGCAGTGGACGCCTGAAAGGGAGCCTCGGTAAATACACATCTCTGCAGGATCTAGCGAATCAGGCTGGCATGGGTGCTATGCCAGACGTGCAGTCGCTTAATGTTGCTGAGCAGGTAGCGGAGTATACGTCCGAGCAGTTGGCAAAGACTGCCGATGAGACCGTTGACGGCATCCGTAGCGCCTTTCAGTATTTTACCGGCTCGCTCAGCGATGGCATGGCCGCAATGCTTGGCGGCGTGATGAACATGCTCGAGAAGGGTATTGCGAATAGCCCAACGATGCAGAAATTGTTGGGAAAGTTTGGGAAGCATATAGGCACAGGGCTAGATTCGTTGATGGCTGGCTTTGGATTTGGCGAAGCGTTGGGCAAGGGTAAGGGCGCCGCGGCTGGTGCTGGGTCTGGTGCGCTAACTGGTTTAATGGCCGGTGGTCCTGTTGGTGCGTTGGTTGGCGGTATCGCTGGTCTCTTCGGCGGGCTCTTCGGAGGGGGGAAGAAGAAGCGCGAAGAGCAAGCCAAAATGAATGAGGCGCGCGGGCAACTGGTCGATGAATTCGGCGGCATGGCCGAATTGGAAGCAGCCGCGGCTAGAGCAGGCGTGAGTGTCGCCACGCTATTTGCCACGGATGACGCAAAGCTGTTTCAGTCTGAGCTTGAGAAGGTGACAGGCGCTATCGAAGAGATGCAGAAGCGGGTTGCATCTACGGTAGGCGCTATCGATGACGTCATGTCAAAAGGCGGGCTGATTGGCCGGGAGCTGTGGCAATCAATCCTGCAGGATCAAGACGCAGAGGAAATCAAGGCCAAGCTACAGGAAGTCTTTGACGCATCAGTACAGCGCAGCGCGGAAGGCTTCACGAAGATTGCAACCAATTTTGAGCTACTCAAACGGCCGCTCAATGAGATAGGCCCACTGGCTGACGCGGCGTTTGCCGGCCTGATTGCTGGTGGCGCGTCGATACCGGAAGCCCTGTCACAGATGGGCGAAGGGCTGTCACACATCCAAGAGCTTATGGCGAAGTCTGGTGAGACGGCTACCGGACCACTCGCCATGCTGCTGGATTACCAAGCCATCGCGGAGGCGCACGCGGGGATCTTCGAGCTGGTCTCTGGCGTTGACGACATGATCGTCGGCCTTGGTAACTCGGGGCTGTTGACGCAAGAGCGTTTCATGGCGCTCGGCTCAACCATCACGTCAGCATTTGCTCAACTGACCGCGCAAGGCGTAGCCGGGAGCACGGCGCTTGAGATGATGCAACCTCAGCTACAACGGCTGTGGGAAGCTCAGCAGACCTTCGGGCTCGAGACGGACGCCGCGACACAAGCCCTACTGGACCAGGCTGAGACGCAGGGCATCGTCGGTGAGGCGATGAAGGACGTCAACAGCCAGATCCTAGACGTGCTCAAAGCCATTGCCGTGGCTCTGGGAGCAGAGATACCGGGCGCACTGGCCGGATTGCCGGGAGCGGCAAAAAATGCCGCTAATGGCTTTCGCAATGCGTTTGAGGGCATGCCTGACATCAAGGTCGGATTCAAGGCTGACTGGGACTTCGGCGGGATGCCGCAGCCGTCCGGCCCGACAGGCGGAACAGGGAGCCGGACTGGTGGAGCGCCCACACCCGTAGCCTCTCCGGTGCTGCCGCCTCCGTCTACCTTCTCACCGCCGTCTGGCGATTCGCTGATGAGCTCGGATGACTGGCGCGAGCCCGCTAACCTGAACGTGACGGTCAACGGCACGGCAGACCGGGAGTTTGCAAAGATCCTGGCGAAGCAAGTCAGCCTTGGCGGTAGCACGCTGACCGCATGGCAGGGAGCCGTGCGCTAGGTGTCTACCGTGGTTCCCTTGATGAGTTCGCGGATTGCTTCGATGGCTTCCTGTCGGCCTTCCATGCGGCCGTGTTCTCGCGCCATATCTCCAACGTCGGATCTGGCATACGGAAGGTCATGGATAGCCGCAATAGCATCCTGTAGGGCTTCTGTGTATTCCTCATCTGACAGCATGCAGGCAGTCTACGCCAGCGATGCGGGGTTGGTCTAGTGGCGGCTCAACTGTCGCACGCCTCCGCTACGCCGAGCTCGCTCGAGCTGACGCTGATGGAGATGAGCGTTGAGGACGTCGTACCAACCAAGTCTCACCTGACGGATTACGGGACCGTTCTGCGCTACGTGCTCGGCGTCCGCTACCGGACCGCTACGCTCGACTTCTACATCACGTCAGCAGCGCAGCACGATCAATTCTGGCAGTTCTACCGCTCGGTCACTAACGCCAATACTCGCTTCCAGTTCATCGCGGATAACGTCAACTTTCCCAGTGACATCTGGTCCGCCTATTTCATGTCGGCGCCAGAGTTTGAGCGAGATAGGCGGATAGGCGGGGCGCGTATCGCCGGCACACTTCGCGTGGATATTCAGGATGCGCCGGTCAGCTTGTGACCGCGGCGTGTCGTGTGTGGGAGTAGCCTAACGTGCCGGCTCCTGCCACATACATCGATATCACGTCGGTTCCGTTTTCCCAGACGGTCACTACTACTGAGTTTGCGTCTGGCACGTACAGCGGCGGTGCTGCTGATAATACTTACTTTCGGTTTGTAGCCGCGACTCAGACCGCGCTCGGCTCGTTTATCACGAGCGCCGGATCATGGACACCTCTTGTACGTGTCTACGATTCCACAGTCACAACTAGCGTTAAGAATGTAGCTGGATTCGTTAGCTGGTATGTCATCCTCGACCCTGGGACCTACTTTATACGGGTCACGAATAACGTAGGCACGCCGGCAGACTTCACATCTAGCTTTGATACGTTTCCGATCAATCCAACTATCCCGCTAGGGTCGCTTGTCATTAACGATGACAGCGGGACGCCTGGAACGGCGTGGACGCCAACAGGGACTTTTCTTGGATTCTTACCAGAAATACCTGGTGGTGAGACCGGCGCATCGCTGCCGTCTGGCATCCAGCTATGGATGGACCGTTTCGGGCTGCACGGCTCTGGCATGGCGCTGTTCGGTGCGGACCTCGCGCACATCACCAACGCCAATACATCTCCAGGTATAACCGTCCTACAGCCGATTACCACCAACGGCACTAACTTCTATACGTTGAGGACGTCTGGCGACGTCTACTCAATATCGCCAACCGGAGTCGTATCGGTATCGCTCGCTACGCTGCCGTCTTGGACGTATAACGCTATCGGTGTCTCTCGTGACGCGTCAATCATCTACTTTGCTGCCACTGGCAGCGATTCGATCCACCGCTATGACGTAGCCGGATCAGTTGAGTTATCGACGCTCTACGACATTCCGGCATTAGCTGGTGCTACAGGGTATGTTGCTCGCACTGGTGTCAATGGGCATCCGGGCGAAATACTTGTCTTGTCTGATGACTCAATAGTCACTTGGTATCGCAACACCACGACTAATAGAGACACGCTGCTGCACCTGTCTGATGCCGGTGCTCTGCTGCATTCCTACGAATACACAGACAGCGATATCACTATCGATCATATCTCGCACGCGCCTGACGACCCAAACGGCATACATATCTGGTATTTCCTTAATGCAGCGGCCAGCCGCGGGCGGATAGGACACTTAGTATTAGCTACAGGTACGCTTGACCAGTCATTTGATACTGACCTCGCATCGGTAGGAACCAATCTCGTTGTCGGCAGTGATACGAAGGCGTTGCCGTCTTCATCCTGCACGATGCTCACCATCGGGTATGACTCGATTGGTACGATTAACGTTGTTAAGTCTACGGTGCCTGATGGGAGCTCACAGTCTTTCGATTTCACGGCTGGCGGTGGACTGACTCCTACGTCCTTTTCACTGACGGACGGCCAGATCGAATCGTTTACTGGTGTCACTCCTGGTAGCGGCTACACCATATCGGAAGCGGCGGTATCAGGCTGGTCTACGTCCTTCAGCGTCAGTAACGGCACATCGCCGGACAATATCACGGTAGCGGCTGGTGAGACTGTCACGGTCACGGTCACGAATACTCAGGAGATAGCAGAGGTGCCAGAAGAAGGCCCGTGTTGCGCCACCACGGGGCCTGGCGGTGCCCCAACGGAGACTGGCTACAACGGCACCGGGACCACCGGACCGAAAGGCACCACACCGCCGACGCTGACGCCTCGAGTGATTCCGCCTGGTGGAGAAGCGCCAAGCTATCAGACCTGTAATTCTGGCGGTGGCGTGCCGGCGTCTGCGTCCAATCCTACCGATCCGCAGCAGCTTGTGGACTGCAAAACGCCACGCGTTCATATCAAGTGGACGCTGCCGGATAGCTCTGTGAGGCGCTACGGGAAACTAGCGTTTACCGCTGGCAACGGTGAGGCGGTGAGCGCTCGCGTGGTCCGGTATGGCAGCGTGTCACAGGTGCTCGCTGACCGGCAGGGCTCGTTTCAGGCTTCACAGTGGACGGTGACGCTATCAGATACGGACCGGGAGATCCGCAACATCCTTTCTAGCCCATCCACAAAGTATGTGGACGGCAAAGAAATGGAAATGCTGATTGAGGCGGTAGAGCTCAATGTGAGCCCGCTAGTCCTAGCCCGCGGCGTGGTGACGGATTACAAATTCCGGCCCGATATGACCGTTGACATCACGGTCACAGACCCACTCGGCTACCGCTACTCTAGCGTCTCTATAGACCGGCCTATTCCACACAGACTGTGGAGAAAGGAGCTATTTCCTGGGCTCCCAGAAGAAGCCTCCGGCCGGCCTATGGCAATTATCTACGGGGAGGAATCAGATGATTATACGTGGTCGCTTGTGCCAGAACGTATACCTGTGGGCATTCTGCCGGTTGTCTATCTGGGGCCGGCGAATACCATCAACGGGGTAGGTATTCCGGGCGGGGAGTGGGACGCCTACGGCATCTGTGGGCACGCTATCTCATGTGTGCAGTCGCTCTTTGCCAGCAACCTGCTTGAGACTCCTGGCCCGGTGCGTATGCCTACCAGCACGTATGGCTCGGAATTTCTCCTACCTGGGATTAACGTACCAAAGTATTATGATATTACCGGCACAGACGGCATAACCGAGCGCGTGTGCCTGATGTTCGCCACTGGTGAGCGGTCAGAGGCGCACATTGACGGGTCGGTGCCTATCACCATCAACCTGGCCGGTATCGAGGCGACAGGCGATGGCAGCGGTCTCACGATAACCGAGACGGCCTTGCAGTTTCAGCACTTCCTCTCCTACTTCGTCGTACAAAACTACCTGACCGGCAACTGGGGCGCAGTGCCGGCGTTTAGCGATGGCACCGGGAAGGTTCGCACAACCACCTTTGCTGCTGTCAACACGACTCATGCGGCCCGCCTTGGCACTGCTCAGGGCTATCAGGGCAGCATGTATATTGGCGACCAGAAGAGCGCTCGAGAGTGGGCGAAAGAGTTTCAGCTCGGCGGGGATATGCGGCTCGGCGTGAATCACCAGGGGCAACTGCTGGTGACGACCATGAACCACCTATCAGATACAAGCGAGTTTCCGACCTTCAACGCCGAAGATCACGTCATCGAAGAGAGTTTTAAGGTAGAGCCGGCGATAAACGAGATCTTCAACATCTCCACGTATGAATACGGCGTCGAGCCGGCCACGGGTCGCAACGCTGGGCAGGCACAGACTATCCGCCATGCGGAGTCGATTACCAACCACGGCGAGCGAGTGGCGCAGGCGTCGGTCAACCGTGCGACCAGGCAGAAGCCTACCGCGGATGACGTCGCCAATCGTGCGCTGATGCAGTCCTACGATGCGCCTGTAGATGTTGAATTTGATTTAGACCTGAGAGGCACGGCGCTGAGGCTCGGGACTGGCGCAAAGATTACGCATCCGTTAGGGGTTGGGCCTCTGGGATGGACTGACCGCAATCTTATTGTTACTGCGGTGACTGCTCATCCTGACGAGGACGACTTCTCAACGTCTATCGAATGCGAAGACTGGCATGACCTGTTAGCCCTTGGTGGTAGCGTGATGGAAATAGATGGCGCGTTCGGTGTTGATACCGGGACGATTGGTTGATGTATGGCATTTAGTGTACTGCCAACGATTGTATCTGGTGCGACTTACGAGAAGGCAGCGCACTACGATCCTACGCGCGATTCGTTCATAGCATGTGCCCATGCCAGATTTGAGCTTGGTGGGTCTAGGATTTTCCCATTACTAGCTGGCGGGGGCGCTCAGGATGTGCCTAATTGGATTGATTTCTACATCCCAACGTCAGCAGAGAGCGGCTTTGTCTTTAAGGTAGAAGTTGAGGTCATTACGGAAAACGCCGCTACGACAGCCACACCACGGCTCTACAACATCACTGATAGCTCTGTGTTATGGACAGG